TTCTCAAACATCTCCTGCAGCATTTAATTTAGAGGGTGGGCTAGTCTTAAATCGCTCTACGTTTCTTATGCAGCCAGGCGAGGCGCTACAGCTAGAAAACTTTGAGCCTGATATTCAGGGTGGCTACAGACGCATGGATGGACACTCTAAGTTTGTAAACCAGCAGATACCTCAAACAAGTGCATCTTCTGAAAAAGTTTTGATGGTAGCTACCTTTGCTAATAAAGTATTAGCAGCACGAGGAGAAAAGATATTTAGTGCTGCATCTACAGAGTTAGCATCCGCTATAGCTTCAACTACAGCTATGACTGGCTCGGGCACAATTACAGTAGATACAACTACAGGATTTTCTAGTAGCGGAACACTGCAAATAAATGATGAGATATTTACTTACACAGGCGTAACCTCTACTACGTTTACAGGTGTAACTCGTGCTACATCAAGCACAACTGCAGCAGCACACTCAGTTGACGATATATTATCTGAGAGTTGGACAGAGCGAGACACAGGACGCACTAGCGCAGGTAAGTATAACTTTGAAAGATTTAACTTTGATGGTAATGATAAGATAATATTAGTTGATGGTGATAATGCACCTGTTGTATTTAATACGTCACTAAGTGCCACAGATGTAAGCACTAGCGCTGTAGTAGGCTCTAAGTTTGTAACTGCATTTAAAAATCACATGTTCTACGCTGGTAAATCTACTACACCCCAAGAGTTAGTTTTTAGTAAGCCTTTTGACGAAGATGATTTTACGGCAAGTGATGGTGCAGGTAGTATTAAAGTAGACGATACAATTGTAGGACTAAAAGTATTTCGTGATAACCTTTTTATCTTTTGCGAAAATCGTATCTTTAATCTTACAGGATCTTCACTGAGTGACTTTGCTGTTGTGCCTGTTACGAGAGATATTGGTTGTATTAACGGCGATACTATCCAAGAATTTGCAGGTGACTTGATATTCCTTGGACCTGATGGTTTACGTACTGTTGCCGCTACTGCAAGAATTGGTGACGTTGAGCTAGGTACAATTACTAGAAACGTTCAGTCTTTGTTTGATGAAAACATAAAAGATGCTGCACTTTTTGAAAGTGTAACTATACCTGATAAAACACAATACAGAATATTTTTTTCTAAAGATGGGCAATCTGACAGGTTGACAAGAGGAGTAATATGTGTTATGAAGGGGGAAGGGTTTGAGTTTTCTGAAGTAAAAGGCATCAAACCTTCTTGTACAGATACTTTTGTTAAAGCAGGAGATGTAATAGTTTTACACGGTGATTTTTCAGGTTTTGTGCATAGACAAGAAAAAGGTAATACTTTTGACGGAACTACTATTTTTGGAAAGTATAGAGGACCAGATTTAGGTTTTGGTGATACAGGCATACGAAAGCACATGCAAAGAGTTATTGTTAATTTTAAACCTGAGTCAGCTATTGCTGCTGAATTAATAGTCAGATATGATAATGAATCGCCTGATTCAGCAAGACCTGCAGTGTACCCTTTAAATACAGATTCTACTACTTTTCCTGGATTTTCTGTGGCTGCACAATATGGCACTGCAACATATGCTGTTTCAGGAGCTACAAACAACTCTGTGTATGGTGGCTCTTCACAGCCATTAATTAGACAACCAGTAGAGGGATCAGGTTTTACGGTTGCATTAAGAGTAAACGACAATGGTGTAACTGCACCTTACTCGCTGAAGGGGTTTCAGTTAGAGTATCAAGTGGGAGCTAGACGTTAATGGGCGCTACATATACAAGACAATCTACTTATACAGACGGTGACGTAATACAAGCAGCAGATACAAACGATGAGTTTGATCAACTTGTTGCAGTCTTTAACGAGTCCACAGGACACACACATGATGGTACTTCTCAAGAAGGTGGGCCTATTACTAAACTATTAGGCAACACTCTTACGTTTGGCGCAGGTACAGCAGGTACAGATGTCACTGTAACTTTTGATGGTGAGACTAATGATGGTGAACTAAAGTGGATGGAAGATGAGGACTACTTTGAGTTTTCTGACGATATACTTATTGCCTCTGCAGAAAAAATACAATTTCGTGATACTGCTATTTCTATAAACTCTAGTACAGATGGACAGCTTGACATTGTAGCTGACACATTAGTACAAGTTGCTACAGCAGCTTTTACAGTTGACGCTAGTGGTGATATTACGCTAGATGCTGGTGGGGCAGACGTTGTACTTAAAGATGATGGCACTACGTTTGGTAGTTTAACTAATAGTAGCGGCGAACTCGTTATTAAGTCAGGGTCAACACCAACTGCAGCGTTAACGTTTAGTGGTGCTAATGTTACTGCAGAAGGCAACTTAACTGTTGACGGTAATTTAGATGTAACAGGCACGTTAGACCTTAGTGACTCTAACTTTACTAACGTAGGCAACATACAACTTGACAGTATTTCAGGTGACGCAGATACAAATACAAGTATTACGTTTAGTGGCTCTGATGTAATTACTGTAGCCACAGGTGGCACTACATCTTTTACAGTAGATGCAAGTCAAAATATCTTAATGAACGCTGCACAGAAAGTTCAGTTCCGTGACACTGCTCTTACTATTAACTCTAGCACAGATGGTCAGTTAGACATTGATGCTGACACTGAAGTAGAGATTACTGCACCTACAGTACACATAGCTGCAAGCACAGCTATAACTATGGGTTCTGATGCCGTGACCTTTGGCGAGGCTGGTGATACAGACATTGTTTTATCTTTTAATGCTAATAGCAATGACGGTGAGATTAAATGGATGGAAGACGAGGACTACTTTGAGTTTTCTGATGACATCCTTGTAGCATCCACAGAAAAGATACAGTTTCGTGACACTGCTCTTACTATCAACTCAAGTACAGATGGTCAGCTAGATATAGATGCTGATACAGAACTAGAAATAACAGCACCTACAGTTGATATAAATGCATCTACTGCAGTGCTAGTAAGTAATGACTTAAAACTAGACAGTGATGCTGCTGTTCTAGGCTTTGGTGCAGATAATGATGTCACACTTACACACGTAGCTGACACAGGACTACTTCTCAACAGTACTAGTGTTATTCAGTTTAACGATGCAAGTCAAAAGATAGGCGCTCCTAATGCAACTACACTTGACATTGATGCAACAGATGAAATAGAACTTAATGCCACACTTGTAGATGTTAACGCTAATCTAGACGTAAGCGGTACATATACAGGTGCTGGTTTAATGACTACAGGTGGTAACATAGTTATACCTGATGCTGGTAATATTGGCTCTGCAAGTGACACAGATGCTATAGCTATAGGTGCTGATGGTGACGTTACCCTAACTCAAGACTTAGAGTTACAACATGATGCTGCAACATTATCTTTTGGTGCTGACAACGATGTTGTTCTTACACACGTAGCTGACACAGGGCTGTTACTTAACAGCACTATGGCTTTGCAGTTTAATGATGCATCACAATTTATCAACGCTCCCAGCGCAACTGTGCTAGACATTAACGCTACAGATGAGATTGAGTTAAATGCTACTCTTGTAGACGTTAATGCAAATTTAGATGTATCTGGCACTGGCCTTGTAACAGGCGTTCTAACCACTACAGCACAAGTGGTTCAAAACGGTGGGTTTGATAGCAACGATGCGTCTACGATTATTGCAGCAGATGGTGCAGCAGACAATCAATTTGCCCTGCAAATACAAAACTTAGAGTCCACAAATGATAGGTCTTATGGGCTTTACATTCAGGCCGGAACAACAGTAACAGACTCCCCGCTGCACATTTATGAACGTACTGGGTCAACTCAATTGTTCAGAGTCACAGGCACTGGACAAGCTTTATTTACAGATGGTTCAGAATCTCTCCCTT